TGTAACTAAAACAGCTCTAATCGTTGTAGAAAAAGAAACCGTATCGTCCAGTTGGTTTAGAAGGCCAAAGTCGCTGTTTTTGCTTCTCTGTCCTCCGAGGAATGTTAAAATTTTGAAGGTAACATTCTTCGAATGTAGGGAAATGTCTGGGGAATGGAGTTAATCCAATCCTTAACATCTCTCTGTCTAACAAACTAAAGTCGGCTTTCCTCTTCAAAACGTTAGTAATAAAAAGATAAGCATCCTTGCAAGTGTTATAAACTTGTTTGTTGCATCCCATACTTGAGTATGCTATACCAATACAAGCTGCTGCTGTAGAAGGAAAATCTCGAGGTCTCTCGGGATATAGTAAATGAGCTAGTAGTTCAGAAGGTTCTCTGTAACTAATGCCATTGACATGTTTGTAAGAAAGTACTTTCATGTCGTTGATATTTGAGCTCAAAATACTCTTCTTGTCTGAGAGAACAGCATTGAAGCGAGTTTTTGCTTCACGTGCAATTCTTGCAATGAGTGTAGAATCTGAAAATTCTGGAAATGAGCATGCTGAATCGTCGCCTTGGACAAAAAGTCTAAAGTCGTCTGACTCAATATTAATACCACTTGCGCTTAGGCAAGTTAGTAACATGATAGTGTTGTAAAATGAATCGAGGAGTTGCGTTTGTTGGTAGCCTGAAGCTATCCCATTGAATTGCCATTGATAGACATTTCCGCTAGTTCCGCGAATCGGTGTGTGTTTGATTGAGTGTGTCATCCAATCCCAAAGTCGTTGTATCTTGACTCCGTTAGTCTTGGTGAATTTATAACCCAATCGTCCCGCTTCTTCTGAGAAGGAGAGTGCGTCAGTAGGTTCATACCCACTGTCAAAGTCAAACCAACCACGCCACATTGAGTGAACGTCGTCGATGACTTCATGGAGGGCATATTTGTCAAACTTAGACCAGTCCGTTGATAAGAAACTGTTGTTTCTACCTGGGAGTAGTTCTTTGTAAAGTTTGGCCCATCCGCCGCGCATCGTTTCGAAACCCCAGAGTAACTTACCACTGTTGTGGTTCAAGTATTCTCTTTGTAGGTTCCAGATAAACATGTTCTCCGCCATAAGTAGAAGTTTGGGTACTCCAAACACTGCTCGTAGCTTGTCGTCCTCATCCTGTTCGACGAGATGACTGCGTACATGAAGATTGGTGTAACCATAAGGTACAGGCTCACCATCTTCTGTCCAGAAAGGGCGTTCACCTTCTTTAATCTTGTGAATAAGTAGTCGATTTTCATCGAATATCTCATTGTAAAGATTGTGAAAAGAAAGGTTAGAATTGTCAATATCACCTTCAGCTTGCTTCTGTCTTAGGTAGTTAACCCAGTCAGGGCTGTCGGTATATGGATATTCCGCTGAAACTGCTAAGTTCCAAGGGTAGAATCGGAGGTCCGGAAAAGCTATAGGCTTAAGCTGTCTTGATGGCCTAAATAGTCTTTCTGTGACTCTGAGTGCTCGCCTGTAGTGATGATCACGTTTCAGGTCGATGTAAGGTTGATCGGTCTGTTGGAAGTCCTGCTCTGCTATTGCGTCTCCACCAGCTGATCTTCTGTATCCATGAATTGCCTTGTCGGCTAATTCGGGGTTGCAATTCAAGTGAATCGCTTTTCTAATAGTTCGTTCGATAACGTCTTGCTCACGAAGAGAGACTCTATCAAATGATCTAAGCAACTTAGATTTCACACGGTAATTGTGGTGAATTCCAAGTCTTAAGAGATTTGTTGTTCTTGATGCTAAACACATGTTGTGTAGATAAGTCTTCGAATTAAAATCAAAGATCT